ACCGTTAATAAGTATAGAGAGCTGTGAGTCTACAGTCTCAATTTTTTTCATAAAAACATTAAAGGCATCACGATTGTTAGACTCTTTAATCTCTATATCTGCAAATTGTGGAAACACACCATAACTTGCTGTGCCCATATTTTTTAACCAGCCTGCTACTTCGTTTTTGACATCATCGCTCATTGTACCTAATTTTGCAATGCGAATTGGCATACCAAAAACTTGCTCAAACTCATCCCATGATGCCCAAGAGTGTCGCTTTAAAATAGTAAGTGGTGCAGCTTTTTCTAATAAACCATAACCATCGTGAAGTTTAGCAAACAATAAATCATAAGGGAAGTCTTCAATAGTTAAACCATCGGTATCGTAAACACCCTTAAGTACTAAACCTTTTTCTGGATTAATATGTTCTCGAGGTACTTTTTTGGCTTTTGCTATTTTACCGTTTGCATCTTTTTGCATGAGTATAAGTGAATATTCATAAAAAATGGACTCCATTACATAGCGCAAGGTATCTGTAAACCAACGTTGATTTAAAAAACTACTGCGCTCATAATCTGCAACTCCTTTTTTATCCTGGATAACAAAGTTTTTATTTACTACACGCAAAATTCTACTCTCAACCATAGCAGTTAAATGCGTATCTATCATAACATCTTTATAAAGCTCTTGTAATAAATAGGTATATGGAGCTTCAGGATTTACACGTTCTTGTCTTGCCATTTGCCAGCTGGTAATTTCTTGCCTGTAAACAGAGTGAACTTGCTTAACAAGATCTAAAACTACCTTTTGACTATTACGAGCCATTTCTACATTATTTTTTGCTTTAAATAATGGCTTTCCTGTACTATCTAATATCTCAATTTTACTCATTTGTCAAATATTTTATCGAGCGTTTTATCTACTTTTTTAATAATCTTTTTGTCGAGTTGCTTACTCTCTCCTATAAATTGGCGTTTAGGCATATCGCCTTCACCTTCATTGTGTGCCTGCGCATACTCTTTATCGGTATTAAATTCTACACCTTCTGTAACTTGGTTAGCTTTTAAGCTATTTCGTAACTTATTTCCACCAGTATTATGTCCTGTTAAAATGGCTCTGCCTTCATTTTTTCTACCATAGCTATTTAAATCACCACGCTTACCAACTTTATTGGTTCGGTATTTTGTAATATCACGACCTCGTTTATCAACTGTTTTACGTGCTTTCCATTTTTTGAGACTGGTATCTGTAAAGCCTTCATTGTCGAAACTTTCTTCAAAATGGTTTAAGCCTTCCACTTCAATAATATCCAGCAGATCATTCTGCATAAACTGTTCGAGTTCTTCGGCTTGCTTTATTATATCCCTTTCAAAATCGTCCATTAAAAATCACTTTCGTATTTCGTGTTACCACCAAATTTTATAAAGCCATCGCCCTGTATTGGTTCTTCGTCTTTTGGTGGTAAATCTCCTGCGTTTATTTTGCCACTAGCAACACCTTCTAGCCAAGTCATTGCCTCATCATAACCTAGTTGCGTAACCTCGTTTAAACCACCAGTCTTACGTTTATAAATTTCATCGATTACAATTTTTTTAAAATGCTTAACTACAACACCAGAGCGATCTCCTGCAACTGCATTAAAAACAGCATCTACATTAAACCTTCCAGAAAGGTAAGAGCGCATAACGTCTTCGGTTTCATCAATAATATCTAATACAATATCATCGTTTTCGTTTATTGCTTTTTCAATTACAGCTGGCACACCAACTGTTTTAAGTTCTTCTTTTATTATAAAAGCCATTAGTTTTGGTTTACTTGTTTATATACTATGGTTTCAAATATGAGTTTGTATGCTGGACGATTGTATCGCTCTGTCATATCTTCATCACCAATCTGCGTTAACTCTTTAAATGGGCTATCTTCAATCCAGTGTAATTGGTCTGCCACTTGATCAACTGTATCAATTATTTCAAATGAAGTCTCTTTATCAGTTGCACCTTCAAAAGTATCGCCATACTTCTCAAAGAAAATAAGCACTTCAATTCTTACGTTTCCTGTTTTTGCATCAAGTACTTCGTCTATCCAAGCTGTATTTTTTACACTAATAAAACCTGCAGGAAAAGGAAATGGATATTGCAGTTCCTTTTTATCATTATTACCTACTTGACCTTTCCATAAGTCAACCCATTGGATACCGTTTTCTTCCTGGTTTAATTTTGTTGCAATTGCATCGTGTAAAATTTTTCTAATACTCATAGTTAAAAACCGCTTCTTTTATGTTGTACAATTAATGGTTTACCAAATGAGCCACCTGTAGCACTAAAATAAAGTTGTGCTTTATTAACACCACGCTCTAATGCATCTGGACTATCGTCTGGCAATCTGGTACCTTTTTCAAAACTTAGTATTTGCTCTTCGGCAGCAATCATATCTGGAGTGTCTTTAAGATAATTTGCAAACACCAACGTACCATTAAAAAGAACATTGGTTAATCCAGCTTCAATACGTAAATGTTTATCTATGCCTTGAGTATGGTCTGCCATTGGTATTTGAAAGAAACCTCTACGCTGTGCTTCGGCTTTAAATATTGGTGCAAAAACAGTTTCCTGTGCTGCAGTAGCATCATAATAATCGAGTGCAGAAATCCCTTTTTTCGCTCTTGCTTGAGTCTGGTCGTAATGCCAGTTAATAGCTTCTGTAAGTTCACACTTTCTACAAAACACAGAGAGTGCATATATTTTATCGTCTGTGGTACCAAGCAACCAATAGGCTTTATGGTCTCCTGTAGATTTATAGCTTAAATCCCAGTAGCCAATTAAAGCATTCCATTTAGTACCAGGAGGTACTTTACGAAAACGAATCCATTCTTTTTTAAACAGCTTACCTTCCTCAATTGGATTGTTATAATCTTCACGTTGGCTGGTAAAATAATCTGTTTTTTTATCGATATCGTCCACCATTTTTAAGGTGTAACGTTGATGCCAACTTGGATTACCTTTTTTATCTCGTAAGTTAACTCTAGACATATCGTAATGCTTAGAGCCTTTAAATTTTTCGGTAAGGAAATCTAACAGTCCATCTTTTACAATGTAGTTGTTAGGTACTATTAAACGTCCACGATGTAAGTGGAACGCCTTTACAAGATCACCAGTGATTTTCTCGCCTTTCTCTTGTATAAGTCCTTTGTTTTTGGCTTCCTTTCTATCTTCACAATCATCTACACTTGCAAAGTCTGGTCTAAACTCGCCACGACGTAAACCTCTAAATGGCTGGTTTAATCCTAATGCTTTAAAGTATTTATTGTCTTGAGTCTCGAATTCGCCATCTGCCCAATTTCCATAACTTACCTGCGAGCCAAAATCTTTAATAATACGCTCGTTACTCTCTAGGTGCATTTGTAAATCTCCTAGTAATAACTTTGCAGCATCTTGATTACGACCAATTAACAACCCAAAATTTAATAACTGGTTTTCTTTAAGGTGTAGCACGTTACCAACGTTAGTATGTATAGACTTTGCAGCACCACGAAACCATTGGCGCATTTGCACAATGTGAGGATCTTTAAAAACTTTTATGTAAGAGCTTTGGTGGAAGTCTGCACAAGGAGCATCTGCCAAAGGATTTGGTGTATTTATACCAAAGTAGTAATCGAAAAAAGCATTATAGTTTTCTGGTTTTAATAGAAATTGCACACGTTTTTCTTGCTCTGAGGTGGTTTCCTTTTTTAAGGTTAAACTCTCATAAGTAGACTCACGTATTTCTTTACTTCTAGCCGAGAAGTTTTCAAACGCTATTTTAAGTTCGGTTTTATTCATGTAACGCTTCTTTGTACGTTTTACTGGTTAAATCTTCCATTACTTCACGCACGTATTTAGCAGTTTCAAGTTTCTCCTCACGCTTTTTCTTTTTTTGCTCACTTAATGCATCTTTTAAAATAGCATCGCTTAACAACTCGAAATTTTCATACATATAAGCAAGTGCTTTTCTCTTGTCGCTTAGTTTTTCAAAAGTTGAAGCAATCTTTGATAATTGATCTGGAGACAGTTTAGGTGTCTTACCTTCTTTCATATCTGCAAACGTTTGTAGTGTTTCACGTTTAAGTTCGCTTACAGATAGTGAGTGTACGTCTTTCTCTTTTTGCCAACCATATTGCTTATGCCAGCGTTTAATGGTTTCCAGGTGAACTTCTAAAATTTCAGCAATTTCATCTTTAGAAAAGCCATTAATAAACATGCGTTTACCTTGCCTTTTCTTTCTGTCACTTTCTTTCTTTGTAAGCCTGCCTTTTGCCATTTAAATACCGTTTAAATCCTATTTATATTTTGCATCAACTAATAAGTTTCCGTTTTCTGAAACTTTTAACGATTTCACTTTCATACCATCGTACTCAAAGTTTCTCCGAATTTGAGACAGTAAGGCTCTTGGATTTTCATTATTTAACTCAGTTAACACGCCAACACCAATCTCAGGTGCATTTTTAAACTCGCCTTTTTGTGCAAGTAGAATATGGTTTTGGTGTTGCAGTGTTGCATCGCCAATAACAAAGTCACCATTCTCGATGGTTAAATCGTTTTTATCATCAAGTAAAAAATCAGTCATTATATAACATATTGATATCACAAAATTGCCTTTTTAACAGCTTGTAAGGAAACTTAAAATCAATGCTTGTGAGCATAATTACAATCTGTTTAATCTAAACTGCAAGCATTGAATTTGTCTTTGTGAGCACGAGACATTCGATGCAAATTTGTACCAACAATTAGCAATTAAAAGCAATGCAAAAACCAGTAAACTATACTGTAGTAAACAAAAACAAAGAAGAGCGTAAAGCTTCTATAACCTTAACTGGTTATGTGGCTTCACATAACTCAGACAATAGTTTTAACTCGGCTAAGTTTATTGGCGTTTTTAATGAGCTTAAGAAATCACACGACCACATTCACATAGACATTATAAACCTCTATGGTGGTTCTATTACTGAAGGTATTCCAGTATACAACCATATTAAGGAAACTGCAGCAGCTGGTGAAATAAAA